GCATAATAACCTTTAAAGGTAGGAGGGTGAAACCTCTTGCCTTTTTTATTTAGAGAGGAAGGTGAGATTATGAACGGAGCAGAGATTCAAACAAGGTTTACTGCTGATACAACTGGAGTGGATAAAGCAACCCAAAAAGTTACTAAAGATTTTGAAGATATGCAGAAAAAAGGGGAACTTGCTTTTGCAGGTTTAGCAACTGCCGTAGATGTTTTTACAATAAGTCTTCTAAAAGGTGGTATCCAATATAATGCCCAAATAGAAACTTATATGACTAGGCTTGAAACACTTACAGGCAGTATGGAAGAAGCCAATAAAGTATTAGACCAAATAAAACAAGATGCCTTGTCTACGCCTTTTGATGTATCAAGTTTAACACAAGCAGAAAGTTTATTGCTTAGTACTGGTTTAAGTGCAGATGAAGCAAGACAAGATATTCTTGCTTTAGGTGATGCCATTTCTGCTAGTGGTGGTGGTAATGCCGAATTACAAAGAATGGCAGTAAACTTACAACAAATTAAAAATGTAGGTAAAGCAAGTGCATTAGACATAAAACAATTTGCCTATGCAGGAATAGATATATATGGTTTACTTGCTGATTCAATGGGTGTTACTAGAGAAGAAGCTAGTAAAATGGAAGTTACTTATGATATGTTGTCTACTGCTTTGGGTAAAGCATCAAGTGAAGGTGGCAGATATTATAAAGCAATGGAAAAACAAAGTAAGACTTATGCAGGTGCTACTAGTAACTTAAAAGAAAGTATAGATGTATTAAAAGGTGAACTTGCCGAAGGTTTATTTGAAGCAATTAAAGATTTAATACCAGTATTAACCGATATGTTTAACTGGTTAGCACAAAATAAAGATATAATTATTGCTTTAATGATTCCAATTTTAGCATTAATAAATGCTTTTGCTGGTTTATTCATAATTAAAAAAGTAACAATAATGCTAACTGCAATGCACGCAGTAATGATGGCTAACCCATTGGTATTAATAACTTCTTTAGTAATTGGTTTAGTAACTGCTTTCATCTATTTATATAACAAGTGTGAGTGGTTTAGAGATGGTGTCAATGAAATCTTTGAAGTATTAAAAGTAATATGGCAGACTGCTTTTGATTTTATCTATAATACATTCTTTGCACCATTTATATCACAAGTAGTAAAGATAGTAGATAAAATACTATGGTTAAAAGATAAGTTTATAGAAGTTAAAGATAAGATAGTAGAAAAATGGAAAGAAATAACACAACCATTTGAAGATATATTTGACGGAATTAAAGAATCGTTTAAATCAGTAATAAATTGGATAATAGATAAGTTTAACTGGTTCATTTACCAAGTTAATAAAATTAAATTTCCAGACTGGGAGTGGTTAGGTGATTTAGCAGGTAAAGGTTTTAATTTCAAACCATTAGAAAGACTAGCAACTGGTACTAACTATGTACCACAAGATATGGTAGCAATGATCCACGAAGGTGAAGCAGTAGTACCTAAAAAGTTCAACCCTTATGCAAATAATATGTCACCAAGTATGGTAGGAACAATGACAGGTGGAAATAATATAGTAATAAATGTAGAAAATAATATGGAGTTTGATGCACTAGGACAATTAGTCAATAATATAAAAACCTTTAGTGGTGGTGCTAAAAACGATTATAACTATGGAATGGGTGGTAGATAATGTTAAAAATGTTTATAGATGATGAAGAGGTTGTTAGTAAGAATAACTTTACAATAAAAGAAGAGATACTATCACCTTCTTCTACAATATTAAATAATACATATCCCAAAGACTGGGAAGAAACAAAAGATTATATAAGTAATTTCTATATGCCAAAAGATTTTGCCAAATTAAATATCCAAAAGTTCAGTTTAGTACCAGAGATAGTAGGAACAACAATACAAATAAATGGTAGTGCTACATTAACAGATGTAAATACAAATTATCAGTCAAGAGTAACAAAATTATTAGGACAAACAAGTCAAAGTGGAACACCAACACCAACTTCCCCACAACCTATCCATGTAGTAAGTGGTGATAATGTATTAAGTATATGTGGAAAGAATTTGTTTGATAAAAATGATACAAGTAAAATATTAAATTGTTTAATAAATGGTACAACAGGTGCTATTTCTAATTATACAGGTTGTAAGACTTTATATATTCCTTGTCAACCTAATACAACTTATACAGTTTCTAGGACAGCAGGTACAAGATTTACAGCAGGTACAACAAATTCAACACCAACAGCAGGACTTACTTGTAGTGATTTAACAAGTAATAGCAGTGGTTCAGTAATAACATTAACAACAAACGCTAATGCTAAGTATTTATGTGTATTCTATTACAATAGTGGTAGTGATACATTAACCGAAGAAGAAATAAGAAATAGTATTCAAATAGAAAAAGGTTCAACTGCTTTACCTTATGAACCCTATATAGGACAAGATTACCCTATATATTTAGGAGTAGAGAATTTATTTGATGTATCAACAATAACAACTCAAGAAGTAAACGGAATAACAATAACAAACAATGGAGATGGTTCATTAACACTAGATGGAACTTGTACTGCTAATTTTGTAGTAAGGTCAGAGCCATTTGAATTAAAAGAAGGAACTTATACATTAAGTGCAAATAATGATTTTACTTCAAGCGATACAGGAAATTATGTAAGTTTAAGACAGGGAAATAGTACAACCAATATAAGTGGAACATTAACAAGGTTTGAAACATTAAATACATATAGTACATTTACAACCTCAACAACTCAAAATGTAAGATTTACAATAAGAGTAGTAAGTGAAACAATATACGACAATGTAAAAATAAAACCACAAATAGAAAAAGGAAGCAAACCAAACCACTATACCCCTTATGGTACAACCCCAATAGAACTATGTAAAATAGGAGATTACCAAGACTATATCTATAAAGATAATGGTAATTGGTATGTTCATAAAGAGATAGGGAAAGATGTTTTAAATGGTAGTGAGAATTGGAGTTATGCTTCAAGTGGTACTAAAAGTATACATTATTTGTCTACTCTAACAGGTAAAATAGCAAATAGATGTGGTTTATATTCTAATTATTTTGGTTATAAAGGAGTTGGTTATACTTGGCAAACGATAGATGATAACCAAACGGCTGAAGAACCAAATAATTCAGCAATTTTTATAAGAGATGATAACATTACAAGTTCAAACTCTTTCAAAACATGGTTAAGTACACATAACACAATAGTATATTATGTACTAGCAACACCTACTACTACTTTAATAACTGATAGTACACTTATAGAGCAATTAGAAGCGTTGAAGAGTGATGAGGAATAGCTATGAAATTATATAATGGAATAACTAATTTTAGTGTTATAGGTAATGATTTACCACCTATTATTGAACTTGAATATAATGTTGGTGAGTTGTTACGCAATTTCCTTATATCACCAGTTACTTATATAAATGTTTATGGAAATGATTTACCACCTATTGTGGAAATAAATTATAACCATAGAGATGCAGAATGGGATATTGAAGATATATTTAGTGGTATGGTTAGAAATACTAGTAATATATCTTTAAACCCACGCTATCCTAAATATTGTAGTTTACAAATATTAGATTATAAGACTTTATTAAGTGAAGGTAATACACTTGACTTTGTTATATATAACAAGACAATAAGTGAAGCAATAGAAATGGTAGTAGACGCTATTTCAAGTTATGGTTTTGAATTAGGGAACATTAATATATTAAACCCAGATGAAATGATAGGGACTTATTCAACTAATGAAAAGACTGGATATGATGTATTAAATTATCTTGCCGATATAAGTGGTGCTAAATGGACTTGTAGAAAAAAAGATGAAAATACTATGTATATAGATTTCTATGATCCAACTTTAATGCCTAGAGGTACACAAATTGATTATAACCAACAATGGTGGTGTGAAAATAACCTAGTAGACTTAAAGTTTAATTTTGGTACTAGAGATTATAGAAATAAACAAATTATATTAAGTGATGAAGTTGTTGCAGATATAGACTATAACACTACACTAATTAGTGATGGAGTAAATAAAGAGTTTATACTACCAAACAAGATAGGGACTTTAAAAAGTATAGTAACAAATGATGAAGAGCAAACTATTGCAACAAAAAAAGAAAAAGAAGTAGGTATATATGCTGATTTCTATTATGAAGTAGGAACGGATACTATTACTTCTAATAAATTATTATCTTATGGCACAATAGTTAATGTTACATACACACCTATCATAAAAGGAAGAGAAGTAGTACAAAATGATAATGAAATAGCAAGACTAGAAGACCAATTAGGTGTTAATGGTATTATTTCAAGATATGAAAATAGAAGCGATGAAACTGATTCTGGTAAACTTCTTAAAATTGGTGAAACTTATTTAAAATATAAAGGTGAAGCTGAAATAACTTTAACAATAAAAACGAAAGAAAATGACTTATATGATATAGGACAAGTAGTATATTTCAATGCACCAATAGAAGCATTAAAAAGAGATTATCTAGTTAAATCTAAAGAAATAAACTTTATATCAAGTGATAGTGATACTTTAACTTGTTTCTATACTTACACACTATCAAGTTCATTTAATAGTGAAAATGCTATAAATTGGTTTGATAATCAAAGAAATAAACTTGCTGGTAATATTGCCGAAGGTGAGTTTATAAGTAGGAACATAGATATAAATAATAATGCTAAAGTAATATGGAACAATTTAAGAATGGAAGAAGTTACAATGCCAGTAGGTAGAGATAATGAACTACAAGCAACATTGGATACACCATTTATTAAATAGGAGGTTAAAATATGACAGAAGATTATAAAGAATTAATAGTAAAATATTTAACTGGTAATTTAGCAAATGACTATGCTAGTTCAACCAGTACTCCATATTATAAAGATGCTTCTTCAAGTAGTGTAGATAGTGATATTAATGAAACAATACCTATTAAATGTAAAGATAGTAATGGTAATTATAATGGTAAAACTTTATTTTGGGCACCAGGAACTAGTACTTTGACTTTGGTAGATAGTGAGATGAATATACTTGCTAGTTATGATAGATATAATACTGGTACTTATTTTAGTAGGTTCTTAGGTTTAAATGTAGATGAAGAAGGACAATTTTATGGAATAGACTACTCACCTAATAATGAAAAGTTTAGATTTATATTACTTAATAATTTAAGTGAACCAACTAAAATGCCAAATGGTACATTAGAATATAGAGCAGTATTAAGACAGAGTTATTTTGTTCAAGGATATACTGCCGAAGATGATTTATCTACTATGTTTCAAGTATATTTATCAAAGAGTAAATCTAGTGCAGTTTATTATTTAGGTTTCTTAGATAGTACTGGTATGGTAGGTTTACCTAGCACTTTAACAATAAATGTAGGTATGGCAAACGAGTGGAAAAGATTACAAAACATACCATTCTTACAGAGTATTAAACTTGATTTCTTATGTTACTTTGACAATAATGATACACCACACGCTAGTTACTTTACTAGAAATGATGTTAGTGAAGATATAGAGAGGTGTGATGCCGATGGTGAAGAAACACCTGCTTGGACTACTTTAATAAAATGGAGTGATGTTTTATTAAGATATGGTAGTTATAGTAATATCACTTGTGAATTAAAAGCTACTGGTAGAAACGAATACTATTTATTTATGAACCTATTACATATAATATATGCAGATGATTACTCTTTACAAACATTAGATATATATAAAAATGGTTTTGGATCAAGTACTGATGATGCAATATATCACGATGAAAGAGAAGGTTATTATTCTAATGCAAGATATATGACATTATATCCTCAATTAAATGATAATGGTGATTTAAGTTTATTCTATACTTATTATGATAATGTAATAATAAATGATAGACTTAACTACACATTCATACCTTTTGATAAACCAAACGATGCCTACTTGTATCAAACAAGATTTACAAGTGCTATGACAAGAGAAGTTATATATCCTTGTATGATTTCAACTTCATATAACTTAAATAAAGCAATATTAATCGGTAAATTAACAACAACATTTACTAAATATATGGTTACATTTTTATATAACAAAAATAATATAAATACTGATTCTTTTGAAAGTGGCAATGGTAATTATAAGACCTTACTACCTAACCAAGCATTATTGTATCAAAAAACAACTGACAAACTTGTTTTTGCAAGAAACCTATATAATTTAAAAGTTTTTGGTAATAAGAGTACAAGTATATTAAATGTTCCAAATAACGCCTTAAATGACCTAGAAATAGGTTCTAATGACTTAATAAGTTATAACAATAATGGAATAACACATGATACTACTGAATTCAGTAAAAATATATATGAAGATTTATATATAAACTATATGAATACACTTACTATGGAAAACCAAAATACAAGTAACCATATAGAAAATATAGAAGGTGCTACAAGATTAAACCAAAGTGCCAATAAATTGTGTGATTATATTAATGCAATGGCAAATAAAATAAAAATATATTATGTAGATGGTACTACTAGAATACAAACAACAAATAGTTCTATGAATAATGGAGTATGTACTATTACTTTTGATGTACTTGTTCCAGATGAAAATATGATAGAAAAAATAGATATTATAAGTAATGATGAAGAAACTATATATCAAAGTATTACACAATTCCCAGAGGATATGTTTAGTACTAAGCTATATAGATTCCAACAAGATGTTTATTGTGAATAGGAGGGTTTAAAAAATGGCAATACAAAATATAACTTTTGGTGATAAAAGTGACTTAACTACAACAAGTGTAGCAGATGCTAATAAAATAAAAGCAAGTGATATGAATGAAATTAAATCAGTAGTAAATAACAACGCTACTGAAATGGGTGACTTATACCCAGTTACTTTATATTCCAATGCTAGTGGTGATAATGGCAACATAACTTTAAGTGAAACTGCTGGAAACTTTACATTTTTAGATATTTTTTATAAGAGTAATGATGATGTATACCAAAGTGTAAGAGTATATGAACCTAATAATAAAAAAGTATCATTACAAATGTTAAGACCTACTGCTACTAGCGTTTCACCATTTTACATGAAAAGTAGAGAAATTAGTATTAGTAATACTTCTATTACAAGTGGTTTTTATGTCGAAGTATATATGAATACAAATGGTGAATTTACAATATTGGCTAATAACTATATATATATTACAAAGGTAATAGGATATAAGTAGGTGATCCAAAATGGAAATATTAAAGTTTATAAAAGAATATTGGACACAAATACTATTTGTAATAAGTATGCTTGTAATGGTAAAGGCATATTTAGAAGCAACAAAGTGCAGTTTAAGAAACGATATACTTGAAATATGGGATAGATGCAAAGAAACTAAAACAATAACAAAGTTTCAACTAGAGAGTTATACAACTTCAAGAGATTTATATTTCAAAATAGGTGGTAATGGCTTTATCCACACTTTAGATAAACAAATACAAAGTTTTAAAATTGTAGATTAAAGGAGTTAATATGAAAGATAAAATAATTAAGTTAGTTGATTTAAAAAGTATTATTACATTAATACTTACAATAACATTAGATTATGGTTTTATAGTTGGTAAAATAGATGCAAAAGATTTCCTAGTATATGTAACACTTGTATTAACATTCTATTTTGCTAAAAAAGATAGTGAGGTGGAAAAATGAAACCAGATAAGTTTTTAGAAGTAGCGTTGTCACAAGTTGGTTATAAAGAAACTGGCAAAGATATTACAAAATATGGTGAATGGTATGGAATGAACGGACAACCTTGGTGTGCTATGTTTGTAAGTTGGTGTGCTAATCAAGTTGGTGTGCTAAATACATTAATACCTAAATACGCAAGTTCAAGTGCTGGTTATAAATGGTTCCAAAAAAATACTGGTGTTACTATGTCACCAAAACCTGGATATATTGGGTTTATAAAAAATACTGGTTCTAATAAAAAGACTTATCCAGCAGAACATACTTTTATAGTTTATGATGTTCAAGGTAATTATGTTATTACTATTGAAGGCAACCTAGATAATGCAGTAAAGAAATATAAAAGAAAAATAGATGATAAAATACTTGGTTTTGGAGTAGTAAACTGGGAATATGATAAATACACTTATAAATATGTTGATAATGTAGATTATGAAGGTTTAAATGTAAGATATATCAATAATGGTAAAAAGACTGGTCAATTATTACAAGAAGGTTCAAGAGTACCAGTATATGATATAAAAGGGAATAAAGCTATTATAAGTGAAACAACTTATGTAAATAAAAACTATTTAGTAGATAAAGTACCTAATTACAAAAAAGTAAGTGGTGCAGATAGTGAGGGTTTAAATGTAAGACCAAGATATGTAGGTGGTATTATGGGTAAACCTATTGCTTGTCTACCAAATGGCACGCAAGTCAAAGTATATGATGTAAAAGGTTCATATAGTAAAGTTTCACCAGATTCTAATGCTTGGTGTTATTCAAGATATTTAAAATAAAAAAATTGTGTAGCAAGTGTCACAAATACGCAAATATATGATATAATTATTTTAGGAAGAGGTAGAGCTTCCTAAAGACCCCTTTTTATGTAAGTTTTGAAGAGAGAAAGAACTAGGTTTTTGAGTTTTTTGTACCTAGTTTTTTCTTGCCTTAATTTTGACTTTAATTTTATTTACCTTTATAATTTTAATCAAGGAGGGGAAATGAAAAATAATTGTTCTTATCTAAAACAAAAATTAGATAGAACAATATATTGTAAGTTCTTAAAGAAAAAAATAAGTATAAACGAATGTATTGGGTGTCCTAATAAGTTCTTCATTACAACTGGATCAAGCAGAAGAACAAAAGAACTATCTATAACAAAGAAAGTAAAATTAGCAGTGTGGGAACGAGATAACCATAGATGTATATTTTGTGGTAAGTTAGTTCCTTGGAACTTAGCAAATAGTCACTTTGTAAAAAGGTCACAAGGTGGTCTTGGAGTAGAACAAAATATTATGACTAATTGTGAAGAGTGCCATAGATTATTTGATGATAGTAAAGAACGAGAAGAATGGCGTTTAGAATATGCTGAACGATATTTAAGATTAAAATATCCAGAGTGGAATGAAGAAGAATTAAAATATAAGAAATAATTTTCTTATATAAAAGGGGGATAACAATGATACAAATAACTTATCAAAAAAGAAATGGTGAAATATTTAATAGATTAAGAAATACCTATGTATCTTATAGAGTAGGGGATACTACCTCTATGGGTTGGAAAGTATTAGATATTAAATATAAATATGGTAATAAATATTACTCACCAGTAGAGTATGATAGAATAATAGACAAAAAATGGAAAAGAGCAAAAAAGAATCTTGAATTAAAATATAAATTAAAAACTATATATGATAATCTTAATCATATAACACTATTTTTACTACTTTTTAGAATATTAATTATTATATCAAATAAGACATTTTAAGACACTTTTATTCTTGCTTGATAATTTGTACTATTTTCAATAAAACATTGCTTATACGCTTTATAAATATATAAATATCAAATGTTTGTTTGTTTTTAGAACACTCATATACATTTTTTACTATATAAGTGTATAGTATATACAAAAAATGCAAAATTATGTTTACTTTTAAATTAAGCTATGGTAAGATTAAATTGTAAGAGAGATAAGAAGAGTATTTACCAAGTGGTTTATTAAGTTAACATAATATATAGTATAAGAACTTACATATATTGTTAAATTAAAAAAATAAACCTAGTTGGTTAAATACTGACTAGGTTTTTTCTTACCCCTAAATATAGGAAGGAGGTTAATGAGTGAGTAAAGTTGTTAAGTATCCTGGTCTTGTTAGTGAAATGGCAAGAAGAGGTGAGGATCAACAAACACTAGCTACTCTACTAAAAACTACACAAGCAAGTATTAGTAGAAAACTAAACGGCATAGTTGACTGGAGTTTTGGTGACATTGATATTCTTTGTGAACACTATGATAGAGATTATTATTATCTATTTAAGTAATAAAAAAGAGTATCTAAAAAGATACTCTAAACACAAATTGGTTCTGGAATAAGAACCAAGATAATTATAACACAAATTGGAAGGAAAAGGAAATATGAAATTAAAGAAATGGGTTCAAGGGGTTTTAGTTACATTATTTGTAGTATCTTCAATACTAGTTATTACAACAATAGAAAGTGAGTTAAGTTTAGGTTTTATCTTATTTTTAATACTTAATTTATCAGTTATTAGTGGTACTGGTTTAGTACTTGCCAAGTTTGGTAGGTGGCAATAATGGATCATTATATGACTTCAAACGAGTGGGAAATGTTTAACCACCAAAAGAAAATTGATAAAGTTTACAACAAATATAGAACATACTGCACTAAATGTGGGCATAGTATCATAATGGGTCCAAATACGGAAAAGAAAATGTGTGACTGGTGCAAGACATGGATATTTAAAGATAAAAGAACCGAGTTTGAATATAGATTAAAGGAGCAAATGAAAAAATGTTTATAGAAGTAGATAATTGGATAGAAGCAGTTTTAAGTGATAGTGCTGAATATCTTGGTGAACCAAATTATTTGAATATTAGAGGGAAAAAGTACATAGAAGTAGAAGAATTAATAGATACTATTGAAGAGTTAAATAGTGAACTAGAAAGACAAGTAGATAAAGTTAAACACATAGATAACCAAATACAAAACTTTTATGTTCAAAGAAAAAATATAAACCCATACGAATAGGAGTGAATTAAATGAAAAGTACAATAGCAAAGAAAACCGAGGGGTATGGTTACAAATATACTGAACTAGCAGATATAAATAAATATTGTGAAGATAATGGAATAACTTATTTTCAAGAAGTAGAAACAAATGAAATAAACCAAAAAGATTATATTATTACTTATTTAGTAAGTGAAGATGGTAGCAACATTGTTAAACATAGAGGTTGCCAAATAGTAGAAGCAAAATTAAGTGGAATAAACAACCCAGTACAAGCGTATGGTAGTAGTTTAACATATTGCCGTAGATATAGCTTATTAATGGCATTAGGACTTGCTACCGAAGATGATGATGGTGCTAGTTTAAATGAACCTACAAAAGAAGATGCAGAAAACTACACTTTTAAAGGTGGAAAACACGAGGGTTGGACTTTAAAGAAAGTTGTTGAAGAAGATAAAAAGTTCTTAAAATGGTTACTTAATAATAGTAAAGATGCAAGATTATTAAAAATGATAGAACTACTTACTGGTGAAGTACCAATGACCGAAGAAGAGTGGGATAACAAAATTGACCTAACAAAACAACTACAAGAAATCATAGTAGAAAAAGAATTAGATTTAGATAAGATTTGTGAATATTACAAAGTAGAATCTATAAATGATTTAAACGAGGATCAAATAAAAGAGATTATTAAGAAAAGAGGATAAGAATGAAAGGTTTTACTTTTTATTCAAACTATTATGAGTTAATAAAGTATTTACCAGATAAAGATAGATTAGTCTTATACGATACTATTATGAAATATATGTTTGAAGATGAAACAACTGAATTAGATGGTTTGATAAAAGGTATATGGATAAATCTTAAAATGCCATTAGATACTAGTAAAAACAATGCTGGTAGAGGTGGAAGAAAACCAAAAGAAAAAACCGAAAAGAAACCGATTAAAAACCGATTAGAAACCGAAAGGCAAACCGATTTAAAAACAAATAATATTTCTTATTTCTTATTTCTTATTTCTAATAAGAAATATAAATATATAAATAAGGATAGAGTTATATGTCAAAGTATCCAAGAATGGTTGGAATATAAAAGACAAAGAAAAGAAACTTATAAAGGAAAAGGTTTAGAAAGTCTTTTAACACAAATAGATACTAATTGTGAGTTATATGGTGAAGAGTTAGTAGCTAACTTAATAAACGAATGTATGGCAAGTAATTATAAAGGTATCATATTTGATAAGTTAAAGAATAAACCTAAACAACAAGAAACACCACAATGGTTAGGTAAAAAAATAGAAAAAGAATCTACAACTAATGCAGAACAAAAAGAATTAGAAGTAATGATGAGGGAGTTTAGAAAATAATGGAAATAATAGAAAAATATCCAGTAACAATATTTAAAAGAGAATATAATGGAAAAGTTTATTACAAGATAGGTTTAAGAAAGAAAGACCAAAACGGCAATTACATAAAAGGGTACATAGATGCACAATTTAGAAAAGATGCCAATGTTGATGATAGTAAGAAAATATATATCAAAAATGCTTGGTTAGATTTTTACAAAAATAAAGAAGGTAAAACAAATATAAATATCTTCATAAATAAGTTTGATTATGTAAGTGACATTATAGAAGATGCAAAAGCACCTGGTGATCCACTAGAACATACAGGTACTATGTATACCGAAGATATAGAGTTTGGTGAAGACTTTTTGCCATTCTAGGTGGTGTGTATGGACTTATATAGTGAATTACAAACACAAGTTGATTTATTACAAAAGAGTTTAGAACAATTAAGAAAAACTGGAAAAGAGTACGCAAGTGCCGAGAAAGATTATAAAGTTCTATTAAGACAAGAATGTTTAAAACTACGAGATGAAGGTATGGCAATAGGTATGATAGATAAAACTTGTTACGGAATACCAAGTGTAGCAGAAGCAAGATTTAAAAGAGATGTAGCAGAAGCAACCTATAAAGCAAACCAGGAGGCATTACAAACATATAAATTGAAGATTAGATTAATTGAAGGACAAATACAAAGAGAATGGAGTAATCAAAAATATGAGTGAGATTTTTAAAGATATACCAAATTATGAAGGTTTATATCAAATAAGCAATTATGGAACAATTAAATCATTAATATTTAAAAACAATATTTGCTGTTTAAATAGAGAAAGAATCTTAACAAAAAAATATAACAATAAAGGATATGAAATAGTAATTCTTTATAAAAATGGTACACACCAAACAAAATTAGTACATAGAATTATGGCAGAGGTATTTTTAAAAGATTATTCAAAAGAATTAGAAATCAACCACAAAGATGGCAATAAAAAGAATAATTATATAGACAACCTTGAAATGTGTACTAGAAAAGAAAATGTTAGACACGCAATTAATAATGGTTTATGGATCTCACCAAATAAAAATAAGTTTGGTTCTGATAATAATAAATCTTTAAAAATAAAAATGATAGATAAAAAAACTGATGAAGTAATAAAAACTTTTGGTTCTATTGTAGAAGCTAAAGATTATTTCAAAAAAGAAAGTAGTAGCAATATTATTAGTTGCCTTAAAGGTAGAACAAAACAAGCATACGGATACAAATGGCAATACGAATAAAAAACACGAATTGGAGTTGATAAAAATGGTAAAACTTAATTTTAATCTTGCACCTTGTGGGAAGACATATTATGAAATGAATAAAAATTGGAAATATACAAAGAAAAGAATAAAACAAATATTAGATGAACCACAAAAAGATAGAGGTTCTAAAATAATAGAAATAGAATTTATGTTAGATAGTTACTATCATACATACTTAAAGGGTGAAAAAAATGGATAGTACAGCACAATTGATATTGTGGGGTGGAGGTTTATACTTCTTTAGAGAATTAGTACTAGAAGGAATAAAATTAATAAATAGATATTTAAAAATAAAAGAAGATGAAATACAACTAGAAAAGAACAATTTGAAAGTATGGAGTATAAGATATGACAGCAAAAGAAATGTTTGAAAAGTTAGGGTTTGAAGAATATAAAAACTATAGAATAAGAACAAAAGATGACATTATAGCATACAAAAACGAAATGTTGGATTGTTATATTTATTTTTATGATTACAAAGCAATAGAATTAAGGTGCGACAAAGCACTAAATATTGAAATTTATCAAGCAATAAATAAACAAGTAGAAGAATTAGATAGTTATTTACCTAAAAATGAATATGAAGCATTAAATGAAGATTTAATGTGGGGTGAAGATTATGAAGACTAGTGAATTAATAAAATTATTAATAGACCATACACCAAACGAAATACTAACAATGTATATGAACGATAAAGTTAATTTAACCGATAGACAAATAGAAAGATTAATAGGACTTAAAAAAGGTACATTAGAAGAAAATAGAGGTGGAGTAAATACAAATGCTAACCGATGATTATGAATTAAGAGAAATTAAACTAAATGAAGGTGACTATGTAAGAACAAGAGAAGGTATAGACCAATTTGAATATACACACAAAGGTAATTATGGTTTAGTTAATTATAAGTTTAAAAGTGGAAACGATATGACAAACCCAGAATATTATGTATTAAAGTCTAGTCAATATTTAATTGATGTACTTGAACCAGGTGATTATGTAAATGGTATGAAAGTAACAAAAGTAGATGAAACTTACCACGGCAGAAAAGAAATGGCAATTTATTGTGATGATAATGGTGATGAAAATTGGCAACAGGTATTGATATATGATGATGAAATTGAATCAGTAGTTACTAGGGAACAATTTGAAGAAATGGAGTTTAAGGTAAATGGATAGTACTGCACAATTAATAGTATGGATAATGAGTTTAACAATAGCATATAAATTACTTGATAGAAAATTAAAAATAGAAGAAGACAAAGTTAAGTTAAAGAAAAATAGAGAAATAACTGATATTTCTACTGAATGGGATAGTGAGTTATGAAGCAAATAACAAAAGAAGAAGCTATAAATCTTATACCAGGTACTATGTATATGGTTTATAACCCTTTAACACAATTGTATAAAGAAGAAATTGCAGGATCAAAAGATATAGTACATAACAAATACTGCTACGATGGTTTGAGTTTCTATTTATTAGAAGTATGGAAAACAATACCAGAGTGGGAAAACTATGAAGTAAGTAGTTTAGGCAATGTAAGAAATAAGAGTGGCAAAATACTTGTACCAGAAGTAAACCACCATGGATATTTAAGGGTAAGTTTATGTAATAAAGGTATTAGAAAGCATTTTAAGATACATAGACTTGTAGCAGAAGCATTTATACCTAACCCATTTAATTTACCTCAAATAAACCATAAAAACGAGATAAAAACCGATAATAGAATAGAAAACCTAGAGTGGTGTGATAATTGGTACAATTCCCACTATGGCAGTAAAGGGCAATGTCTTAATGGCAATATTTAAGGAGTTATTATGAAAGATTTAAAAATATTTACAAACAATATAGAAGAATCAGCAAAACAACAAATAGATTTATTACTAGAACAAGAAGCATTTAAAGACTGCAAAATAAGAATAATGCCAGATGTTCATTCTGGAGCAGGTTGTGTAATAGGTTTTACTGGTAATTTAGGTGATAAAGTTATTCCTAATGTAGTTGGTGTAGATATTGGTTGTGGTATGTTGTGTGTTAATTTGGGAAATATAGATTTAGATTTAGAAGAATTAGACAATGTTATTAAAACCAACATACCTTCTGGTATGAATGTTAGAGAAGAAGAGTTTGGGGAGTTTGACCTTACTGAATTATATTGTTTTACTGAATTAAAAAATAAAGAAAGTTGGTTAGAGAAATCACTAGGTACTCTAGGTGGTGGCAACCATTTTATTGAAATTGATGTCGATGAAGAAGGCAACAAATATTTAGTAATACATACTGGTTCAAGAAACCTAGGTAAACAAGTTTGTGAAATATACCAAAAGAAAGCAATGGATCATTGCTCTTATAAAGAAGAAATGCAAAAAGAAAGAGAAGAACTAATAAAAAAATATAAAGAAGAAGGTAGACAAAAAGAAATACAAGAAGGTTTAAGACAAATAAATCTTAAATATGAAGGTAAGACTAAACTACCTAAAGAATTATGCTACATAGAAGGTAAAGATAGAGAAGAATATTTACACGATATGAGAATATGTCAAGATTTTGCATTTAAAAATAGAGAATATATTTATGGTGAAATTATATCGAAATTAGGTTTAGGTTTATGCGTTGAAGACTGGTTCCAATGTATCCATAACTATATTAACTTTGAAGATAACATAGTAAGAAAAGGTGCAATTTCTTCAAGAAAAGGTGAAAGAGTAATTATTCCTATTAATATGAGAGATGGTTGTATCTTGGGAATTGGTAAAGGCAATGAAGACTGGAACTATTCTGCACCACACGGAGCAGGAAGGATAATGTCAAGAAATGTTGCTAGAGAACAATTAAAGGTAGAAGACTTTAAGAAATCTATGGAAGGTATATATACTACTACAGCAAATAAAGAAACAATAGATGAGGCACCAATGGTATATAAACCAATAGAAGAAATAATAAAAAACATTAAAGATACTATTGAAATAGAAAAGATAATCAAACCAATTTATAACTTTAAAGCTGGTGAATAGGAGCATATATGAATTTTGAAAAAATGATAAACACGATCCAACTAGGTGACTGCTATGAACTAATAAAACAAATACCAGATAAAAGTATAGATTTAGTTTATATTGATATACCTTATATGATAGTTAATGGTTGTAGTGGTGGTGGACTATTAAAAAACGAAACTAAAAACAAGACATATAAAGAAACAATTGGTAAGTTTTCTAATGATATAAATTGGGATATTTTAGACCAATTAACAAGAGTTTTAAAGCATATATATATATATATATATGGTGCAGTAAAGAGCAGTTTCTAAATGTCTTAAAATACTATGAAAATAAGAACACCAATTTTGATTTATTAGTATGGTGTAAGACAAACCCTACACCATTTACAAATAATACTTGGTTACCAGATTTAGAATATTGCTTTTGTATAAGAGAAAAAGGTGTTGGTTTAAATAATGGGTATGAATTAAAAAGTAAGTTTTATGTTTCTACACAAAATAAAGAAGATAAAGAACTATACGAACACCCTACAATAAAACCACTAGAGTTAGTTAAAAGACACATATTACATAGTACACAACCAAACGACATAGTATTAGACTGCTTTTGTGGTAGTGGTACTACTTGTGTAGCTTGTAAAGAAACTGGCAGAAGATTTATAGGTATGGAAATTGATCCAACCTATCACAAAATAGCAGTAGATAGACTAAACGGAATCAACGCAAACGGACAAACAAGTATATTTACTGACTTTGATAATTTTTAGAAAGAAGGAATAACAATGCGTATTATAGATTTATTAAATAAAATAGCAAATGGGGAAGAAGTACCTAAAAAAATAATGTTTAGAAGAAATGTTTATGTGTGGATTGAAAGAAACGACAATATTTTTAATTATAAACGAGAATATAATGGGAAATTGATAGATAATTATTTTTGTGATGATTGGTTTGTTGATAGTAATGATATTTTAAATGATGAAGTAGAAATAATAGAAGAAGATAAGAAGATAGAAAAGATAGATTTAGATGATTTATTAGGAATTGGTTACTATGAAGGAAAACAAACCCTTGCTGGTAAAATAAATGAAATAATAGACCATATAAATAAGGAGGAAAAATAGTATGAATTTTATAGATGTATTTTTTATAATTTTAATGTTTGTTTGCTTAATTGTTGGAATTGTATTTTTAATAGAATGTTGTGTAGAAGATGAAGTTTCTATTGGAATTGGTTGTTTTGTGGCATCTTTAATTGGTGTTGCGTTGTTGTGTTTGCCTTTTTTAGTAATAGACAAAGCGAGTGGTAGCACTATTGGAACAATTACAAGTGTAGATAAAAACTTCTTTGGGACAACTGCATTATATATTAAAACAACTGAAACCAATGAAGAAAAATATTGTATTGAGTTTGATGAAAAGTTAGAAAACCAAGCAAAAGAATTAATTGGAAAAAAAGTAAAAATATCTTATGGCAAAAGAGTTGGTTTATATTCTACTGGCAAATGTCAACAAGCACCAATAGAAGCCATAGAATTGTTGGAGGACTAATGGAATATTTTATAACAGGAGTAATACTAGGAAGTATTATAGGAATATTTATAGTATGTTGTATAGAACTAGCAAGTAGGAGTGATAAGGGTGAATAATTATAATTATTATTTAATTATGTATAATGACAAAATAGAAAAAGGAGAAGATTTAATAATTTGGAAAGCAGAAGATTATATGGATTTGTTAAAAAGATTAGAACATTCAATTTATAATAATATACAAATTATATATGGTGAAGAAATAACATTATTAGAATTATTAAAAGGTAAAAGACCAGATAGAAAGTAGTGATAAAGATGAATAATGAAGAATTAATTACTGGTATGTTTATGATACATGAAGATGGTACTGAATGGATAGATAAAAAGACATATAATTGCTTATATGAAGAATATGAAAAAAGTTTAAAAGAAGCAGAACATTTAAAATGTATTATTAGTAGTGTAAAAGAAGATTATTTAGATGAGTATAAGGAAAAAGTTGATTTAGAAGAAAGAATATCTAAAGCAATAGAACTAATGTATAACAAAGGAACATTTAACATAGATACTGAATATGGAAAAGTATTTAGTGATTTATTAGATATATTAAAAGGTGAAGATAATGAGGACTGAAATAGTACAAGTGTGGAAAGATTATCCACTATTTGAAATGAAATTAAATGACAAAATAAGAGTAAAAGAACAATTCTATAAAATAATAGATATAAAATATTCTACTTTCTATGATAGTTTGAATAACCGATGGAATTATTCTGCATTAATAATATTTGAAGATAAAGGTGAAGATAATGAATTTAAATGACATTAGGCAATTAATAAAAACATTTAATGAAATTATAGAAAAAAGTAAGAACATTGAAAGCATTTCTTATATGGTTTTTAGAAGAGAAAATGGACAATATAGAAGTATAAGCGAAGATGAAATAGGTGTAATTCATAAAAAATCACAAGATATAATAAGAACAATAGAAAATTTTATGAAAGTTAGTGGGAAAAATGAATAGAATTAAAAAAAGACAATGTATTGAAACCTATAAAAAATTAATGAACATAAAAAAAGAATGTGAAAATAAAGGTCAAGAAATAGAGATAGCATTATCACCTGAAATGTTTAATTATTTAAAAGAAATAAATATGTTAGAACCTAGTATTAAAGAAATAGAGAATAATGAAAATATAATGGAAGAGATAATTTATGAATAGAGAAAGTTTAGAAAAAGCAAGAGAAATAATACTTGAAGCATTAGAAAAAGAAAAGAACCTAGAAGAAGTAGATAAAACCGAATTAATGATGAATCTATATTTATTATTAGATTATAAAAATTATACAGGTGATATGGCATTATTAATGCAACATAGTAGGAGTAGAAGATAATGGAACTATGGACTTTTGAAGACTACCTAACAAAAATTAAAATATGGTATGAAGAAGATAAAGAATATTTAAAAAATGTAAAGTGAGATATAGAATGGAAAGTTATGAAATGAGTATAATTAGTGATATTTTCAAGAGATATGATGTTAGATATGATAGTGAGTGTAAACAAGTTAATGTAAACCAACCAATTTGTGTTGCAGATTTTATATACTTAAAGCAGGTATTAGGGGTATCTAACATAGATATTCAAGATATACGAGTTGGAGGTGCAAGATTATGAAATGGAACATAAGAAAAGAAGGCATTGATAATTACTTCCTAGAATATAAAGACAAGATGATACCTTTTCATAGTAATGTAGGTGCAGTAAATGACTTACAAAGTGTATATAAGAACGCTAGACAAAAAATGGTTATGGAATTAGCAAAAGAAGGTAAGACAGTTAAAGACTTAATTGTAGAAGTAGAAAAAAACGGCAAGATAATTCAAGACCATAGTAATAGAGATTTTATAGAAGAATCTTATATAAAAGAAGAACAAGCAATACGACTTGCTAAGATAGTTAAAAATACACTAGGACTTACTTATCAAGAATTAATTTTAGATATGGGGTTAAATACTGAAGAAGAAGTTAGTGAGTTCTTTACTGAATTAGGTAATTGTTTAGTAGGTAGAACACCCAGTAGAAGAGAACAATAAAAGCACTGGTAGTATAGCAATATGCTTACCTTATGATATAGAACAAATCTATTCCTTTTATTGTAGTAGGTATGAAAATATTAAATATAGTGAGTTCTTAAAACTAGGTTATGAAGAGTTTAGTATGAAACTAAATAGCATACCAGAAAGTGAACCATTATATACAATAGTTAAATCAAGAATAGTAAACATAAGTGAAATAAAAGATAAAGAAGAGCGTAAGTACTGGCGTAAGTTAAAAAGAATTAATAAGATACCAGACTTATACTTACCAAATGAAATAATAATTAGTGAATTAAAGAGTAAAGTAGAAAGTGAAGGTAAATTGACTAATGATTAATGAAGATTTAAAAACATTTATGGATCATATCAAAGTATTGAATAAAGATATGAGTGAGTATAAAAATGAAGAAAAGGGTATTAATTTTTTAGTACCAAATGGTTATATGTGGGCAAGATGTGACTATTTAGAATTAACAAATGATGAACTTAAAAGAGAAAAGTTTAATCAAAATATAAATAATGAAGATATAAAGTTCAATTATGTAGAAAGTACAAGACCAGCACCTAAATACGAACAAACAAAAGTAGAAGCAGATAAATATGTAATAGTAGATGCAAAAGTAAAAGTAAATCAAGTATGGTTAGTAAGTAATGGTCTTAAATATAAAAATACATTTAATAATAAAGAAGAAGCTATGAAACTTGTAGAAAGTATAAATAGCAAATTAAAAGGATATTTAGAATAATTCATTTTAATCACCAGGTTGTCTTTTTTAGGCAACCTTGAGGATATGTTAGTAGTTTTTCTTATTTTGGTTAATAAATTAATAAATTGTGGTAATTGGTAAATATTTCTAGTAATCTTATATGATACATTTTTTCGTAAGTGTATCCTCCTTTCTCTAACATATCTTCAAGGGTACTTAAAAGAGTACCGATAGTTCAACAGGGACTTGTTCCTAGGTGCAAGTATAAAAAGACGTAGGACACGAAATGTAACACTAACTTTTATAGTTAGTGCAAGAGTAGGTAATAAATGAACGCAGTAAAAAGGTTGGGTAAAGTATAAAATATTTCTTATACAACTCACTGCCGAAGGTATTAAGCCCAAAATTATAACCTTTTATCTATTCTTGCAGTACCTATAAATGGTACTAGTGCGAATTTTATTGTCATCTGACAAGTGCTACTTTTTGTAAGTAGCATTAAGATTAGAATTAACCTAGGTAAGAGTTCTAGTCTTAATGGTGCTTATAAAGTGAGGTGTATAACTATGGCGTGTGGTCGTAAAGGTGGAAAAAAGAGATAGTAATATCTAGGGAGTATATTAAGGGAACTGAAATACCAAAAAGACAACTAGTAGAGGGTTAAGTTGTTGGTAATGTGGAGGTTATTATGTTTAAGATAATAATACCTAATTTTAACAATGAAAAATGGTTAGATAAATGTTTAAGTAGTATATTTAACCAAACTTTTAAAGACTTTGAAGTAATAGTTATAGATGATATGTCTACTGATGGATCAATAGATATAATTAAAAAATATCCAGTTAAATTAATACAAGCAGACCATAAAGTATATAATGGTGGGGCAAGAAACATAGGTATAAGAGTAAAGAGTGATAAACCTTATACAATGTTTTTAGATAGTGATGACTGGTTATATAAAGAAGATGTATTAGAGAAAATAGCTAAACATTTAAAAAAGAACCCAGTAGACTGTCTAACACTACAATATAATTGTATATTAGAAGATAGTGAATTAATATTTACAAGCGATAGAAACAACTTACACGATTTAGTAACAAGCGAAAATGTTGCTTGTTGGACTAAGGTAATAAAAACCGAATTAATACAAGAGTTTCCAGAAAATACTTTAATGGAAGATGCAGTACAACATATTAAACAATGTAATTATATAAAGACAATGGATACAACCAAGTTTACAAGTATTGGTTATAATCGTATGAACTACAATGCTTTAACAAACCCAAAAAAGAATCAGTCAATAAAATGGAAGGCAAGTATATTTAGATTATATGCCGATTTATTTGAGTTATGGTGTGAAAATGAAGAGTGTGAAGTAGTTAGATTAGAAACTATGAAAAGAGTAAAAGACCAAATAAAAGAAGGTGTGTTTGTACCATGGTAAAATATGCAAATGTATTTTTTGTTTATAATATCCAACAATTAGGTGGAGTTGAAACTTACTTGTGGGAAATTGCTAAAAAATATCATAAATATGATGTAGTAGTTGCTTATGTAGAAGCAGATGGTAAACAATTAGCAAGATTAAAGAAGTTAGTAAGATGTGTAAGAGTAAACAAACCTATCTATTGTAAACAATGTTTCTTTAGTTATGAGTTTGATTTTAGTTTAGTAGTAGCAGATGAATATATCCCAGTAGCACACGCTAATTATGAAGTACAAGGTTTACCACCTTGTTTAAGTGATAATATAAAAAGATATTTAGGTGTTAGTAAATGGGTATGTGATGCTTATGAACGATTATTAAGACAAAGAGGTTGTGATAAACCAATAAGTGTATGCTATAACCCTATTTCAGTAGATAAACCTAAAAAGGTATTGAAATTAATATCACCTACAAGACTATCAAAAGAAAAAGGCAAGGATCGAATGATAGCACTTGCAGAAGCATTAATAAGAAATAATATACCATTTATATGGTTAGTATTTACTGATGGTGATATACCTACATTACCAGGTTTTATAAAAATGCCAGTAAGTATAGATGTAAGAGATTATATTGCTGAAAGTGATTATTTAGTTCAATTAAGTGATACCGAGGGTTATTGTTATTCAGTAATGGAAGCGTGGTTATTAGGTACAATGACTATTACTACACCAGTACCAAGTTTCTATGAAGAAGGTTTAGTAGATGGTGAAAACGGATATGTAATAGACTTTGACATGCCAGATGTGGATAACTTTGTTAATAAGATATACAACGGAATACACGAATTCAAATACACACCTAAACCAGATGGTTATGAAGATTTAATTATAAAAGAACCTAGTACATATAGTTTAAATGATTATATAAATGTAAAAGCTACAAAGAACTTTTATGACACTTTAGAGGATGTATGGGTAATGGGTAATACCATACTTAACATAGATAAAGAAGATAAAGATTATTATATAGGTCAAGGGTGTGTAGTATGTTAGTTAAGAAAGTAATTATAATGTGTGGTGGTATATACCAACATTGGAAAGAACCAAAGGCAATGAGTATTGTTAGAGGTGAAAGACTTATTGAAAGAACAATAAGACTATTAAAAGAAAATGGTATAACTGACTGGTATATATCAAGTAACAATGATATATTTGAACAATATGGTAAAGTCTTATATCACCCAAATAGTTTTGTAGTAAAAAAAGTAGATGATATAGAAATGGTTAGTGGTTATTGGATAGATGCTTATTATCCTACTAATGAACCTACTATATACCTACATGGTGATGTATATTACACCGAAGAAGCATTAAAGAAGATATTAAATTATGATGCTAAAGAAAATACCTTTATAGGTAATGAAATAGCAAGAAACCCAGAACATAAAAACTGGGGTGAACCTTTTGGTTGGATAGTAGTAGACCAAAGTAAGTTTAGAGAAGGAATAGAAAAGACTAAACAATTACAAGATGAAGGTAAACTACAAAGAGGTTATGCTTTAAGTTGGGAACTATACCGAGTATTAGAAGGTACTGATCCAAATTATATGCTAATAAATGATAACACTTACCTATCAATAGATGATAGTACAATAGATGTAGATACACCAGAACAAATAGAATTGGTGAATCGAGGTTATAGATAATACTACAAAGGGGGTAATAGTGTGAAGGTACTTAAAAGGGACTTAGGACCAAAATACAATGATGTAAAATTACTTGCCTTATCCGACTGGCATATTGGTGATGCCTTATGCAATTTAAAAGCAATTAAAAAGGTTTTAGAAGAGATAAAAGCAAGTGATAATACATTCATAATACTTAATGGTGATTTAGTTAATAATGGGGTTAAAAATAGTGTTTCTAATGTATATGATGAAAAACTAACTCCAATGGAACAAATTATTAGGTTATGTGAATTATTAGAACCGATTAAAGATAGAATATTAGTAATACACCCAGGTAACCATGAAGCAAGAACATATAAAGAAGATGGTATAGACATTATAAGACTAGTAGCTAAACAATTAAATATAGAAGATAGATTTAGTGATGGTTGGTGGTACTTATACCTAACACTAGGACATGGCGAAAAAGGTAGACCAATAACTTATACAATAACTGGAGTTCATGGTTATGGTGGTGGAAGAAAAAATGGTGGTAAGATAAATAACCTAGTCGAAATGAGTGACAAAGTAATAGCAGATGTATATGTAATGGGACATACTCACACTCCAATAATGACTAGGAATACAATATTCTTACCAGATTATCAACATAGAACGCTAGTAAAGAAAGATAAATACTATCTAATGACAAATAGTTTCTTAGATTATGGTGGATATGGTGAAATATTAGGTTTTACACCAAGTACTACCGAACACCAAGAAATGATATTAGATGGAAAAAAGAAATTAATAAAAATAATAATGTGAGGTGGTAAAAATGGCACAAGGTGTAATAACCGATAGAGAAACATTATACAAAGTAATGTTATGTTGGTTTGTTACAAGGAATTATAGTGAGGTAGAAAGGCGTATTGGTGTACCTAGAAAGACAGTAGAAAAGTTAGTTAAAGAACACCAAAACGATGAAGAATTTACCAAACTTTTCCAACAAAAAAAAGAAGAGTTCATAGAAACTGCCGATAGAATAATAAACAAAGCCACAACATTATTAGAAAAAAGATTAGATACAGCATTAGATAATCAAGATGAATTAGAAGAAATGATATACGATGTATACAATGCCGATAAAGACGAAATCAAAGAAAATCAAAAGAAAGCCATAGTACAAAAGTTATCTAAAATGCAAATAAATAGTCTTAACGAAATAACAACTGCATTAGGTACTATGTACGATAAAAAACAAATAGCACAAAATGGCACAATGGATAAAGAAACACCAGTAGTCAATATTAACATTATAGACAATGCAAGTTTAGAGAAGGTACTTTATGATGAAGCAGATAAACTGGAGTAGTTTAAGTGAACGAAATAATTATGCAATAGACCAATTTATAGAAAGAGGTGTAGGTATGGAGTTTATTAAATTAGGTGACAAGTACATAATTAAAGATAGTAATGGTTATGTAGTAGATGAAGAAGAAAAGTTAAAGTTAGAAAAAGGTGAGTTAGTATTAAAAGACATACAAGGTTGTGAGTGTCAAAAAGATACTACTAAAAGGATCACTGAAATAAATAAAGAATTAGATAAAATAAAAAAGAGTAAGAAAAAATGATATTAACTAAAAAACAAATAGAGTTATACAAAGATATAGTATCCCCTAATGTTCCAGAGATAAGTGTATTAGGTTCAGTACAAAGTGGCAAGACATACGATATATGTTTAGCTATAATTGAATATGCTAAAAACCTTATGCTATATGAAAAGGAACAAAGGAAAAAAGAAGGATATATACCTAGAAATTATTTAGGTGCAATTATAGGGTGGGATACTGGTACATTAAAAGACAATATAGTAGATAACCTAGAAAATGTATTAACTAATGTATATAAGTTCAAGAACGGAAAAGAATATGTATTAAAGTACGGACAAAATGATAAGTACTTAGAAATATATGGTATTAAGTTCTTATTCTTTGGTTTTAATACATACTTGTCTTTTAATAAGATACTTGGTAAACCATTAATATTTGTATATGTAGATGAATCGGCAAGGATATATTCTAGTGATAATCTAAGACCTAGTTTTGATGAATTACCAGGTCGACAAGTAAGTTATGCAGGACACCCTTATTTCAAAAGAATAGATGCTTATAATGTAGAGGGAAATGAAAACCACCCATATAAAGTAAATTATATAGATGGCAAGAATAGTAAGAAATATGTTTTTTTCCCATACGATAACCCAGTATTAGATACCGAAGAGAAAATAAAAGCAGTAGTAAATAGTTTCCCACCAGGTAGTTTAAGACTACAAAAGGTATTTAATAAATGGGTAGTAGCAGAAGGTAGAGTGTTTGATAACATTAATAAGATAGATAATTTAGATAATCTATATATAAGAGAAATAGGTATAGGAATAGACTATGGTAGCGTAAACCCTACAACATTTGTTCCAGTAGCATTATGCCAAGACCAAAGAACTGCTAAATGGGTATTAGTAAGGTTAGAGATATATTATCACGATCCAAGTGTAGAAAATGATACACCAACAACCGAGTATTATTCCTTACAATTAAGAATGTTCCTAATGTACTTAAAAGATAAATACCCTAATATACCTATAACTGAAATAGTAATAGATAGTGAAGCATCACACTTTGATAACCGATTAATAACCGATAATATAACACATAGTATAAGTAAAAAAGGACCAGGTAGTGTAGATAGAGATAACCAATATATGCAAAGTCTATTCTATAAAGGTTTATTATATACCTTAAATAGACCAAGTATAAGATATTTCCTACAAGATGGTAGATACCAAGAAAGTGAAAAAGATGAAGGTGTTATAGAACTAGAAGGTTATAGATACGATAAAAGGCGTAGTGAAAAAGAAGGAATAAATTGTTATGTAAAAGATAAAGACCATTCGAGAGATGCAGAAGCTTATATCCTAGCATTATTTAAAGATACTGGTAGAGCACCAGTAGTATAAGAAGGTGGTATTGTAATGTTGATTAGATGCAAAAAGACCAAGAGGTTCTTATGTGAATTAAACATAGAAGATTATTTATATAACCTAGAACAATTAGGTATAAGTCAAGAAATACCACTACAAGTAACAGTACCTTGTAGATTATGTAGAGAAGTAGAAATATATAATGTATATAAGGATCATTATGTATTTATACAAAATAAAGAGAGATAGAACAAATGTATTGACAAACAAATGTATATTTGATATAATACTTACAAGAATGTGAAGTGCATATTTATTGTTGGAATAAGAAGCACATACCTGGGAAGGTGTGTGTTTTTTATTTATGGGAAAAAAGAACAATAACTTATGGACTTTATTTTTATTCTATGATGGTGTTTTAATCAAGAAAGTTAAAATGCTTATAGATGAAAAAACGGAAATAACTAAACAAGTTCTATTCATAAAGATATACGGACACAAAAACCTTTTCGGTAAAAATATAATTACTTTAATGGTAAGACCAAGAAGACTTTTAAAGACAGAAGAAGAGAAGAAAAGAACCTACTGGGGTGTAGTTTTCGAAAAGGGAGTTGAAGTAGAATGAATGGAAAACTAAGAGAGAGTGAATTGTTACAAGCTCCTTTTATTAAGGTAAATGTTAAAGTAACAATGCCAGGTACTACAAATGGAGTACCAAATATTAAAGATGAATATAAATGGGTTGTAGCACCTTCTGCTAAAAAAATTGCTACATATATCAAGAACCAATTATTTGGTAGTGATTTAGTAACACAAACCGAAGGGTTAGATATTAACTGGGTCATGCCAGAGTTGGGTAAATCATTAGAAGAAGCAGTATATTCAAAAGAAAGTTTTATTTATATTCATAAGTTTGATAATAAAGTTTACCTAGAGTGCATTAGAAAGAACCTAATACATAATCTAGTACAAAAGTATGACAAAGTAATAAGTTGTGATATTATCCAAGACTTTGAAGGTAAAGATACAACATTATCTATTACAAGACATATAGAGCAAAAAGATGATGGAACAACTACTATTACAATGACACCTTTTGAGAAGGTAAAGAATAAAAACGAATGGATAAAAATAGATTTAGATAGATTCAATAAGATAACTGGTAGTGATTATAAGAGAGTATATAATCTACCATACCACCCTTTAATAAATATAGATATGGGTGACTTCTTATTTAGAGATAGTGAAAAGTTCTTAAATGAAGAGATGAAAATATTTAATGTTTTTGCCGAAGAAATAGATAAGACAAAGACAAGAATAGTAACTACACAACATTATCAAACTGGTGATATAGCAACTAGTTGGCAACCTAGAAGTAATATTTATGAAGTACAAACATTACAAGTAAATAATCTAGCAGACTATTTTACATTATTACCAGGTGATAGAGAGCATCAAATGTTTGAGTTCTTACAAGGTGATATAAGAGTTCAACAATATATAGATTCATTTAAGTTTTGTGACTATCAAATAATACAAATGGCAAACTTATCACCAGCAACATTTGGTTATGAGAAAGATGCTTACCAAAATGTAGCAAGTATAGACCTAAACGCTAACTTAACTGAAATGACTATTGAAGCTATTAAAAAGCAAATAGAACCACAAGTTAATAATTTAATTATAAATATAGTTAAGTTACAAATGGCATTAGGAATAGAAGAAAATAAGATACCAGAAGATTTAGTTTGGGACTATGGTGATAATGAGCGTTTAGATGATATGAAAAAATTACAAGTACTACAAAGGATACAACAAACAATGAGTGTACCTTATAGTGTTAAATCTAAAATAGCAACACCTATCTTAAATAAATTGATAGATGAAGATATAGATGAAAATACTTTAATAGAAGAGAATAACAAAGAAAGAAAAAGTATAGAAATAGACTATGAAGAGATTTAGTGAAGAAATTGCTAAATATGTGTTCTTAACAAATGTAAGATACACGAATAAACAAAATAAGACTAAAGAAATCTTCTTTAAGTATTTAGAAGAAAATAAAACACCACAAGAGTTTGAAAAAGAAATTAGTAAGATATGGGACAATATAAATCATAGTTTCATGGATCAACAGATAAAGAAACTACAAAAAATGGTAAATAAGGAAGATGTAACCCAAGCAATAAATCTAGGTAGAATGTATAGAACCCCTAGTTATAAAGATACTGATTATTGGTTAATAGACAATGAATATTTCAAATTAACTCCAGAAAGTGAGTTTATAAGATTTGAAGAGAAATATAAAAGAAATGTTGTAAGGAACTACGAGCGTAGCCAAATAACAATGCAAAATTATGATAAAGACCTTTACCTAAAAAGCAAGATAGATACTTACAATAAATCGGTTAATCAAGTAGTCACATATTTTAGTAAAGAGGGAACACCATTAAGGAAGGTACAATTAAGTACTTACCTATCAATGTTACATAATACCGATTTAACAAGAGGTGCATGGAACCAAACAATGAGTGACGCCGAGATATTAGGTGCTACACGATTTATAATTCCATTCCACCCATTTTGTTGTCCAGAGTGTTTTTACTATATGAATAGACCACTAAGTTTATTCGAAGTTCAAGAGTTTGCTTTAGGTGGTTTAGAGATAGATTATGGTGAATTATTAGAGGGTGGTATACATGGTAATATACTCCACCCAAATTGTAAATGTACCTTATCAATATATTGGAGTGATACACAAATACAAAGTATCACAAACACTTCATTAGAAATAGAAGAGCAATATAAGATAAGGCAAAAAGTAAATGGTCTTACATTAGAGAAATCTAATTTAAGAACTGATATTCGTATTGCTAAAGAACTTGGTGAATATGACAAAGTAGACAAGTACAAAGCAAGAATATCAACAATAAATCGCAACATAAGAGAGTTACGCAATACTTTACCAACAGAAGCATTGCAAAAACAAGTAACTGCAATAAAGAGATAGACCTTGTAATGTCTATAAACCTACATGGTACCAAATGCACTTCCAGTTCATGAATGGAGGTAAAAAATTGTATGGATATTAGTAAATATCTTACAAACAAGGATATTCAACTATCCAATGATGATTTTAACATCGAAAAGTTGGAAAAAGATATTAGAAAAGGTTATGTACTAGAGAGCGACAAAGATAGTGCTATTGAAGAAGCTATAAACAACAACAATAAAGAAAACACTTCAAAGTATACTGAACTTGAAAATAGGTATACTGAACTAGAAAAAAATTACAATGCACTAGAAGAACGAAATAGTAATATAACTAATTCTAATACTGAACTTAAACTAGAGGTTGAAATGGTAAGTCAAGGTTTTACCAAAGATAAGTTTAAGGAAATAGCACAATTAAGAAATACCCTATATGCTGAAGAAAAAGATGATTCTAAGGCAATAAGTATGATTAAAGAGAAGTTTGGTGCTACCTATTTCCCAGACAATAAACCAAAAGTTGAAGTTCCAAACGAGGTTGGTTTAGGTAATACTAGTACCGAGGATCACACAATTAATATTACAAGAAAAACTAGTATAAAAGATTTAATGAAATAGGAAAGAAGGAAAGAATTATGAATGGTGAATTAGGAATTGATTTACAAGCATTCGTGAAAAGAGTGTATTATTCATTACTTTATAATAGTACATTCTTCAATTTTTTAAATGAAAATTATATAGGTGAAGTTAGACAAACTGGAGCACCTATTATTGAAGTTATTAAGAGTAACAATGTATCAGTTAATGTTCGTTCAACTGCTGAAATTGCAACAGGTTTAACACCAACATTAACTACTTATGGTTCAGTAAAAGTAGACTTAACTGAATTACCAATGGACTACTCTTTAAGAGTTCCAGTAACAGTTATTGGTAGTGATATTACAAACGCACTACAAGATGCAATTGACCAAAAAGATAGTGCAATTGCTAAACAAATTGATACTTATGGATATGCAATGTTAAAAGGTAGTGTTACAAACGCTAAACAATGGGCTCCATCTAATGCAGGTGACACTATTAAATTATTAAATGATTGTAGAGCAAGTCTATTTAATAATGATGTATATGGTGATTATAGATTAGGTTTAAAAGCAACTGCTTACGCTAACTATGTAACTGATTTAACATCAGTACTTAAATATGAAACACTTGCTGGTGTAGAAGGAGTAGATAGAGGTATCATTGCTAGAGCATACGGAGTAGATGCTTTCGAAATTAATGATAACTATATTAACCCAGTAGTAGCAGACCATAGTGAAGCAGTAGTAGGTTACTTCTTTAACCCAGTAGCAGTAGTTGGTGATGCTTTCTTTGATTCATTCGTACAATACAATGGCAACTATCCAGGTTTCCCAGGCTTAACTTGTACTGCTTAACTGGTAGTACTAACAAGGTCGGTTTAGTAGAAATACTATTCTAAAAAAATCTCGTGAAAACGGTAAAACTCTTACTAGGTAATGCTAAAGACAATACCGTGCCAAGACTTGAAAAAGTAAGGTGTAACGACTATTCCCAAAGGGGAAGTACAGCCAAGCGGTTGGAAGTGCGAGATACCCAAACGTAAAGACGTGGGTAAAGAGATAGTCTACTCTATATAGAAATATATAGCAGTTCATAAGAGAACGGTATAAGTGTAGCGAACTTATACGAATATATAGGATTATGTTATCGAGGGTAATATGATGTTCGGAGCTAGAGTCGTAAAAGGAGAAGCCATCATAAAATTACAAAGTGGAGCAGTTAGTTCTTAATTAGAAAGGAGGTCAGTGTATGACTTTCTTTACACAAACAGAGTACAATACCAAATATGGTAGTGGTGCTTTAAGTAATGATGATTTATGGTTGATAGAGGTTGCTAGTGAAATGATATTCTCACAAGTAGGTTTAAGATATAGACAAGCGTGGGATAGCACTAGTGTACCTCTTGCCATTAAAAATGCTAGTATGGAGCAATGTAGATTCTTATTAGAATATCAAATACCTTTAATGGATAATAGAGGTGTTATAAAAGCAGGTAATATGACAAGTGATTTAAAAACACATTATAGTGAACTTGCAATGATGATGCTATCTAATGCTGGATATATCTACCGAGGTGTTCCAATTAACTACAATATGGAAATGGAAATGCCGTTTTAATGTTTAATACAAATGGTATGACTGCCACATTAGTACAAAATAATAGAGGTACAAGTGGTATATATGATGACCAAGACAAAAATGAAGTCACTATAAAGATTTGTCCCTATAATGTCGACCAAGCAGTAAGATTTGGAGTTTATACAATTCCAGAAGCAACTGGTTACTTCATTACAAAAAGTGGAGTAGATGTTCGAGAAGGCGACCAAATAGTCTTTAATAATAGGACTTATTCAGTCTTAAAAGTAGAAGATAATTGGATATGGAATAAAGTTGCTAATATTGGACTGATAGTTAAATGATCCAATGCCAAGTAATAATTAGAAAAGACCTTCCAGTAGAACAAATAAAACAATGGGAGGATAAAGTAGTATATTCTATTGCACGAAAGACATTAGACTTTACTAATTCAAAAGAACACTTCCCTTACTTAACTGGTGAACTTGCAAGAGCGTCAATGAGTGAGGGAGTAGTTCATATATCAAAAGCTACTTATGGTTTAGGTGCTAAAGGTGTAGAATATGCACCAAAAGTATGGAACTATGGAGTAGGAACAAAATGGACTAATAAAAATACAATACCTCAATGGTATATGGGTGTTTTTGAGAAGTATAAGAGTGAAATAGTAGAAGATGCAATAAAAATATCTAATGAGGAAATAAAATGAAAAATGAAATATTAATAACATTCTTAAACACATATTTAACTGGTGATGGATATAAACTTAAAGCCGAATATTCAACTAATGATGCAGATATAAAAGTAATAGTAGCACAAGAAACAAGTGGAGTAAAAGAAGTGTTTTATAGTGATATAGACCACTTATATAACTATTTCAATATAGAGATATTTGGTGACAATATAGAAGATGAATATAAGACTGCCAATAAATTAGGTAACCTTATAGGAACTACACAATATGTCACAATAGATATAAATAAAAATAAGAGTGAAACATGGGAAATTATATTTAAACAATATACAAACCCTAGAACCATACAATATTATGATATAAGAAGAGTAAGTTATACTATGACACTACAATGTGTTATTAGTAAGATATATGAAACAACAAAGTAATTAAGGAGGTAATGAAATGGCTGAATGGTATGTTACTAACCGAGAATTAATTAAGGGTTTAGCATTTAATACAGGTACAAGTCAAAACCCAACATTTACAACTGCTTGTACTTCAAGTGAAATTACATTAGAAACAGACTTTGACCAAACTGACTTTTATGTTTTCTGTGATGCTATCCAAAGACATTTACTAACTGGTGGATCATTAACATTAAGTGGAACATTAAAACTAGATGTTAATAATTCTGCTGATATTAGTTTATTAACAAAGATACACACATTTATATCAAGTGGAACAATAAGTCAATTTAATGATAAAGTACAATTTCAATTATTAACAAGTGTAAGTACAAATACACTTACATATACAAAATATCAAGCCGATGCAATAATTAAATTAAGTAACATTGGTGGAAGTGCAGAAGATGTTAGTGAATTCTCATTTGAGATATTAATTAATGGAACTGCAACTGTAACAAGTGCATAATAACCTTTAAAGGTAGGAGGGTGAAACCTCTTGCCTTTTTTATTTAGAGAGGAAGGTGAGATTATGAACGGAGCAGAGATTCAAACAAGGTTTACTGCTGATACAACTGGAGTGGATAAAG